TACTTATTACCTTTTATTCTTTAATGCTTTACTTTCGAAATTTTTATATATTTGATTAAGTATTTGATTATTTGATTTACGTTTTGAGTTTGAGTTTGAGTTCGAGTTCGAGTTCGAGTTCGAGTTCGAGTTCGAGTTCGAGTTAGGCTTAGAAACTGGGCGTCTAATTACCTTATTTTTTTTGGGTAACGGTTTTTTCTTAACAACTTGTTGTTTTGGTTTCCGTACAACTTTAGGTTTTGGTGGTACAACTCTTTTCTTGTTTAATGGGAGTGGTTTTTGTTGGGATAATTCTCTCGACATTTTAATATAATTAATAACTCTATTACTATTGACTGCCGGTGTTTTAGGAAAAGACATAATAAATCTAACGACTTTATTTACAACATTTTTGCCAAATTTACCATAAACTTTATTAGCTTCCTTTTCGATTAACAATTCTTTTAATTCCTCTTTTTTATTCATTTTAAACCTGTATACCATATCTTTCTTAATCTTATCTGCCTCGCGCTTCATTAGTACTCCATTTTTAGTCACTAATCGTTTATTTATTTCCATTCTATTTAATTCAGATTTAACGTCTTTTACATTTTTATTAATATTCATAACATTACCGTATTTTTTCATCCAAGTTTTACCGTAAAGTTTAATGATATCATTTTTTATACCTTTATCATCAAGTTTACGTTTTATATTAGTAGGTTTCCTTTTTTCCTTTTTCTGAGAATTTAACAAAACCTTCTCCATTTCGTTTGCGAGTGAATTCGGTGTATTTGGCGAATTGGGTTTTTGGAGTTTTTGGCATAATATCTTTACCGTATCTGAATCATTTACTGGTATACCTTTAGATATTGCAAGCGATACGAGTTGTTCTTTTTTCATATCCTTACAAAGTTTACTATCTATTTTAAAATTAGAATTACCTTTTTCAATTTTATCAAGTGCCTTACATATAGTATCCTTTTTATTCTTATTCTTGATACCAACAACACCCAACTTCTTAGCAACTTCAAGTAATACCGGTTTGGTAAGTCTTTCACACTTCAATCCTCCTATTTTCATTATACCCTCTTTATCGTACGTAATTTTCATATTCTTTGTTCGTTTAATAGATTTTTTCTTTGCCGAGGGTTTCCTTTTTGGTTTTTTGAAACAACAATCATACCCTTGTGGATTTTTCTTAGTTTCAAAACCTTCTTTACACGGTGGTCTTCTAGGTTTGGGACACGTCGATGCTCTCAGTTTACCAGAAACAACCGAAATTTTATTCGCGTTTACGTTTTTATTAACCAAACCTAAAGTATATCCATTTTCATGTAACTTCTTAACCAGTTCTACACCAACGTTATATGCAATCTCGATTTCATCCGGATTATCTTCACCTTGTATTTGAACAATACCCGATCCCGATTTAGTTGTTTTTGTAGAAAATATAAATGCACGATCTTTATATTTTATATAAAGAAAGGGTGCCTGTTCCGGTTCATATTGAAGGAAAGATACACCCCAAGTACGTAATTTAACAAATTCTCGTGTCATTTTTGATAATTCAAAATTCGCGTTCGTATAAAATTGACCCCCTATATTATTGTAAGATATATCATTGTATAAAAAACCTTGTTTTTGTGTATACGTATCTATTATATATTTACGCAGAGATTCAGGTTGTTTTTTAAGGTTTTTTGATCCTAAAAACCCACCCGATAACCTAATTTTACCAGTTTTATAAATATTAAAACTAAAATTCTTTTTTTCTATACCATTTGTCACATATCCGGTAAATTGCGCGGAAGAAAAATCTAAATCTAAATTCCCCTTTAAACCAAAATCTTTTGTGTGAATAACACCGGTTTGAAATCTTCCGTAAACACCTTTTATTTCGTTAACGTCTATGGTTATACCATCTGATATGGATGCATGACCCTTAGGTTTCTGTTTAAGTATATATTTAATATTAACACGTTTATCACCGTTCGTTTCGGGCGTGAAAAGCTTATTTACTAATGCATTATACATACCTGGTCTAAATTTACCCAAACGAAGTTCATTAAACATTGGTACATTTTCTCGTGTATTAGTATTCATACTCGGAATGGTATCCGAACGCTGAACCTGTATGTTAGAATTTTTGACAAATTGTCGAGGGTCCATACTTACACTACTCTGAGATTTTTAATCATTATCTATATCTGGTTACATCATACCCCTTTGTATTTTCTTTAGCAACAAGACTTATACCATATAGAACTTTTCTACCTTTATAATTATCAGGTTCACTTAACCTTTCTGGATTTGTGATAATCCAATAATCATCGACTTCATTCTGTATTTTAATACCACGCGTACTGAACGATCCGTTATAGAAATCATTGTTGAAAGTTGGACGAGCAATTTTCTTATCACTACAAAAATTTAAGAACATTTCTTCAAACAAGTCAATTGGAAATTTAAAATTTTCACCCATTTTGATCTCGTAATTCTTATACATTTCCAGTTGTAAATATCTTTCCAATGGGTTTGTAGCTGAAGCAATTTGTTCCCGAATTTTAAAGAAATATTTAGGGAGTATACTCCAAATGTCCCTGTTTTGATATTTTTGAGCATACTCGAGATACCCACGAAGACACTTTTCAATTATAACTGGTATTTCAGATTCGAGTTTTGTATCAAGCATTGGGTCCGTATCCTTATCAGTAACCTGTTTTCCAAAATGAAACGTGACCATACGTCGCAGAATACTACCCGATTTATCTTTATACTGCGGAACTTCATTACCTCCGAGAATACCGGGTACTTTCCATATCAATGTTTTAGCTGTTTCACATTTTACAGCGAGTGAAACTTCTTCACCGGAAACTATAGATTGAAATTCAGCCTGTTCGAGTTGAAAATCACCTTTAATTTCTGGTGCAACAAACATTAACGCGTTATGAATAGACGATAATCCAAATTTTCTCTCTATATTATTCGCTATTGTTTTAACATCAGCCGTTTCATAAAATTTACAGAAAACTTTTGTGATCAATGTTGACTTACCTGAACGTGCAATCCCTTTTAAAAAGGGTATAATTTGCCATTTATCCAATTCGTTAAGTTCAAAACATAACCGACCTCCTAAAATGTACATCCATTTGATCACATCATCACTAAATTCTTGATACGTAAGAACACTTTCGAAATGAGGTGTCGGTATATCTGACCAGTCTTCTATCATGTTATGATCTTCAAAATCAACATCAAAATATTTACAACTTACGATTGTTGGATCAAGATTTTTATATTCTTTTGAATGATACGGGTAAAAGACCGTGTGATATAATCCTGTTTTGTCGGACCATTTTGAACCTATAAAAATACCGTTTTTAAACGACCAAACCCTTCTATTCTTTACAATTTCCGGAAATTGTATATCTGTACAATCTGTTAAATGCTTTATGACTTGGGAAAACATAGCTGTTCCATTTGATGATGTCAAATCCTTCCACAATTCATACCATGTTTCTTTATTAGCGATTCGGTGAACATAATCTTTTATGGGTTCATCCTGTTTCCAAGCACGCGTCTTATACCCTTCAGTAGTTATAATCTCTTTACACGTATACCCTCGGTAACGTTTTGTATCATTTTTATGAAGAGAATCAAAAATTGCCATTATACACTTTTGGAATACGTTAAGTTCTTCAAAGTCTGGCATGGAACATCTAAATAGCGATGGATTTGTTGTAACTTCTAATGGAACTTGTGTTGGGTTATTTTTACGGTCGTAAATACGATTAGTACTAAGAACAATATTCCACGAATCACAAAGCTGATCGGTGAGTCTTCTGATTCTAAACCCTATATCTAAATCATCATCGCTTCCCATATCACTTGAAAGTATATCGAGTATTTTTGCACGGTTAAAATATTTACTGTTTCGATCTAACAAATGTCTATATACCTTTTCCTTAACTCTCATATCTACATATTTAGGCCTATTCGTTATAATATCTAATTCTTCAGGTGAAAAGAATATTTTATACGAGAGTTCCACCGGATTCAAATTAACAAGCTCTGTATTATTTCTATCTGGTAGTAATCCAACATTCTTCTCTTCGTACTTTATTGCCCTTAGTAATTCTTCTGGATTAAGATCGTCAGTGCGATTTGCCATGTCATGATAAAAGGCGTCTTCGCGGTCTGCATCCGGAGTAATGAATAAGGTGTTTGGATCCATTTCTTGTATTATAATTAATACACGCTAATTTTTTATACTCTTTTTTGGAGTTGAGCTAACATTTTTATCATTATCTTGTTCTGAACTTCAAGTTGTCTCGATATGTTTACCAGGGCTGAGCATACAGTTTCACCTTCCTCGTTTGTTAGTACGGAACCTAAAAGAGCACCCATATTATCCAGACCAAAAGTTTCATCTTCCATATACTCGTCATCAAAATCATCATTTTCTAATTCATCGATATCTGGGAGTTCGCCTCCTACTGTAGTTAGTTCATCTTCTTCAATATTCGATCCAGTTTCCGATTCGGATCCAGATTCAATTTCGATATATTCTTCATCTACGGATTCAAGTTTTGGTACATCGTCGTCTGACATTTATATGTATCAGGAAAAATCAAACCGTGTTTTTTCGCGAAATCGTCCAAAATAAAAATCTCATGTTATAGTACAAAACAAACAAAATGGCCGGTGGTCTCATGCAATTAGTCGCCTACGGCGCCCAAGATGTCTACTTGACTGGTAACCCAAAAGTCACTTTCTTCCAGGCGGTTTACAAACGCCACACAAACTTTGCGATGGAAAACATCGAACAAACTGTTAACGGTACGGCCGCTGCGTCGGGTCGCGTTTCCGTCACTGTCGCCAGAAACGGTGATTTGGTCGGCGACATGTACATTGAATTGTCTACTGCGTCCACTGCGAGACAAACTCAATCCATCCTTAACGATGCTTCGGGTAACAACTTCGATACTAACTGGATCGCGGAACGTGCGATCAAGTCCGCTGAATTGTCCATCGGTGGTCAAAGAATCGACAAACACTACCAAAGATGGTGGAGATTGTACTCTGAATTGTACTTGTCCGATGCGGCCAAGACTAACTGGGGTAAGATGACAACTGCCCCAGTCCCAGGCACCGGCGGTAAGCAAGTCTTCTTGCCACTCGTCTTCTTCTTCAACAGAAACCCAGGATTGGCCTTGCCATTGATTGCCTTGCAATACCACGAAGTCAGAATTGACTTTGACTTGACCTCAAATTTTGACAAGTACTTGTCCACGTCCACGTTCAAGGTCTGGGCTAACTACATCTACCTCGACACTGAAGAGCGCAGACGATTCGCGCAAAAGGGTCACGAATACTTGATCGAACAAGTCCAACACACTGGTACCGATACGGTTACCGCGGGTGCGACCAAGCAAGTCAGATTGTCCTACAACCACCCAGTTAAGGAATTGGTGTGGTGCGTTGCCGAAGGTGATTCCGAAGGTGCGCAAACTATGTGGAACTTGTCCAAAAACGATGGTATGGCTGAAGTGTACGTTGATTGCGATTCTGCCAACGTTGTTGTCCAAGCTGGACAATATGGTCAGCCACTCTTTGAATCCGCTGCTGGTGCGGCTTCGTTTTTTGAAGATGATGCTGGTAACGTGGAAACGTTCAAATTGGTTCTCAATGGTCAAGACAGATTCAAGGAACAATCCGGTAAGTACTTTAACCAAGTGCAACCATACCAACATCACTCTGGTTCGCCATACGCGGGCGTTTACTCGTACTCGTTTGCGCTTAAGCCAGAAGAGCATCAACCAACTGGTACTTGCAACTTCTCCAGAATTGACAACGCGCAAGTCGCCGTCAAGTGTAGCAGCGGTGGTGCGGCCTCCAAGAACCTCGACATGTTCGCGGTTAACTACAACGTTCTCCGTGTGCAATCCGGTATGGGCGGTCTCGCGTTCTCCAACTAAACGTCTAATAAGCGTTTAAAAATTTAAAAAATAAATAAAATTTACAATTTAAAAATTAAAATTTAGACCAAATTTTAAAGTTTAACGCCCAAAACACGACGCAGTTTTTGCATGATTTTAGGGTCCGGAATTGATTTACCCAATTCATACGATGAAATTATGTCTGAAGATACGTTTATGAGATTAGCAAGATCTTTTTGCGTGTACTGTTTTGCGACACGTGCCCGTTGGATTGTTAAACCCGTTTCTTTACTGACTTTTTTGTGTGTCCCTAACTCAGTTTCGTCAAGTTTTTGTTCCGGCGATTTACCCGAATATTGACTCCGTTTAGGTAATTTGATTTCTTGACCCATGAACTTGACGTATTTTTCCTTTTCTTTTTCTTTAGTAACACTTTTACCGTGTATGGTAACTTCATCCCAATCTTGGTGGAACATGTTTTATAGTATAAATACTTAAAATTTTAAGTCTTTTTTTGTATAAATGGAAAGTGTTTATATATTCTTAATAATTTTTGGAACTGTGTTTGGTCCATGTGTACTGTTTAATCCATTGGTTAAATGCTATTATTACTGTTTCCCATATAAAAAGGAACACGTTGTTGAAATATAAAGATTTTATCGTATATACTAGTAAGTATGATAGACGTCTACACAGACGGAAGTTGTCTGGGAAACCCTGGTCCCGGTGGTTGGGCATATATTATAGACGACTTTATAGGTCGAGGTGGTGCTAAAGTAACCACAAACAATATAATGGAAATGACCGCGGTCGTAAAAGCACTCGAGAAGTGTATAGAATTAGGACACGATACCGCAACTGTATATACAGATAGTAACTACGTAAAAATGGGGTTACTCGAGTGGTCGAAGAATTGGGAACGTAACGGTTGGAAAACGAGTAAAGGTGAACCCGTAAAGAATAAGGATTTATGGATACACATGTTATACCTATTGCGTAAAATTGAGTTTGTTGATATAAAGTGGGTCAAGGCACACAATGGAAACGAAAAGAACGAGATTGTTGATACACAGGCTCGCGAATATGCCTATTTATTTTCTAAGAAAGAGTAATGGGAGAAGACATACCAGAACAACATCATTGGTGTCCAAAACAAGAACAGCTCCTAATCCGATGGGCCGAAAGAGCTGCCGGGTACCGATGGTTACACAATCACGCGCGTATGTTTTATAAGAAACAGAACGATTGGTTATCGTACCCGTGTATAATCATATCAAGTATTACAGGTGTTGGCGGGTTTGCGGTTTTAAGTCCTAATGATCAAAACATGTCGACCGAACAGAAACAAAAAATTGTTATTTTTCAATATTTTTTCGCGTTTATGAATGTTATTGCGGGTATACTTACATCTATATCAAAGTTTAACAATTCTTCGCGTATGATGGAAGCACACTCGGTCATGTCCGTCCAATACTCAAAATTTTATAGGAATATTGATATGGAATTATCAATCGAAACGAAATACCGCGAAGACGTTTTAGATTTTGTAAATAAAGTGCGTTTAGAATACGATCGATTACTTGATGAAGCACCTGATATACCCGGGCACACGATAGAGGCGTTTAACGAGACGTTTCCGGGTAAAGAAAACAAACCTGACGTGTGTAACGGGTTAAGTATAATTTCAAATAGTGAACTAATTAAACAAGACGATTCACGCGTATCAAAAGCTATAAAAAAATGGATGACGCGTCCAAAAACACCAGATAAAGAATTACCAACACCGAGACAATCACTAGATTTAGAGTCTCACCCTTCGTGTGGGGTATAAAGATTATGGTTTATATATGAATATGATCCTATAGCTCAGTTGGTTAGAGCGCGGTGCTTATACACTACTAGGTATACCTAAGTGACTTTAGTGTCACAAACGCAACGCCGAGGTCGCGGGTTCGACCCCCGCTGGGATCACACCTACTTTTTAACGTGTTAAAGATATACTACGTTAAAAAGTAAATGATTAGAGTTTCTTCAATTCCCCCATCACCTGAAAACAAACGTAACCAAATTCGTAAGAACATTCTTGAAAATACATATAGTAAAAAAATAAATATTGCGTTTCAAACGTTTGAGAACCCACGTCTTCAGTTTAGGTTCGCGGAAGCACTCGATGAGGCGGATGAAAAGTGTTACGTTTCGGGAACATCAGAAGAGTGTTTTGCGGCATGGCAAGAAGTTGATGAATTGGAAGATTCAATGATGCGTCTCGGCGTAGAAGTATTTCAAAACTATAGTATGCGGTACGGATCTCTCCTTCGACGAACATTCAAACTTAGATGGAATGTTCGTAACGTCGAGGACCATCACGTCATACCAAAAGAGTTCAAGAGTCACCCAATTATTGAAAAGCTAAACTATGATATCCACGCGAGTCAGAATATAATCATGATGCCGCGTGAAATTGGTAATTTGCGTGAGAATAGACTTACACACAGAGGTAATCATAAAAGGTATAACGAATATGTCGGTAACGTTCTCAATTCGATGGAAAATACCGATATATCCGAACCGGAATTTAAAAAGTTTGTTGACTTTTTAAAAGATGGATGTCGGTTTCGTCCACAAGATATACCATGGTAGGTAGGTAAGATTAGCTTAAAGAATACATGCATCATATATACGGGGAGCTATTGTCATATAGTGGTCAGTATCTTGGACTTTGAATCCAATCACCTAGGTTCAAATCCTAGCAATAGCTTGTATACGATGCCGTGGCCGAGTGGTCTAAGGCGCCAGATTAAGGCTCTGGTTCGAAAGAGCGCAGGTTCAAATCCTGTCGGCATCACCGTGCGATAGCTCAGTTGGTAGAGCATTGGATTGTAATTTTGAATTATTATAACTATTCGTTTAGTTGCTAAACTCCAATTGTCCCGAGTTCGAT